CCCATCGAACGGGGAGAGCTTAGAAACTACTACACAATAGGCGTAGGCTCTCCCCCTTATTGGGCGGTGGTATTGGAGGCGGCTGGGTATGACCCATTGCGAGCGCAGGAAATGGAAGAGAAGTTGAGCGAGGTATGGTGGGAGCGCTGGCTGGTAGACCGCAACGAGCGGGTATTCAGGGATAACCAACGGAGTAAGCATGGCTAATAAAATCGACATCACGATCAAAGCGAAAGACGAAGCCTCTGGTGTAATTGACGGCATAAATGACAGTTTTGGCGAATTAGGCACAGGCGCTGAAGAAGCAGAACAAATATCGAGTGACGCTTTTGGCGACATATTCGATAGCGCGATGGACGCTTTTGTCGGCATCAATCAGGGTGTCGAACTTGCCATAAAAGCGTTTGACCTGCTGAAAGGTGCTTACGAGGGCACGGTTGGCAAGGTGCTCGAAATTGCCGGCGAAGTTGAAGAGTTTGTACGTATCTCAGGTGACGCGCCTGAGAACATGAGCGCATTGCGGCTTGAAGCTGAAAAAGCGGATGTTCCGTTTGACGATCTTTACAAGGCAATGGAGAATCTCAACAAGAACGGCGTACCGCCAACGCTTGATAATCTTGTTGCCATTGCGGACGAATATGGCAATCTCGAAGACCCAATAGACAGGGCGCGATTCCTTACCGAAAAATTTGGTGAGGCTGGCGATGATATTGCGCCGATGCTTGAGGGCATTGCCGATGGGGTGACAGCAGTACAAGATGCCGGTTTGATTTTTACTGAAGATGAACTTCAAGACATAAGGGATTACGAAGAAGCCGTCGCTAATTTAGGGTTAGCGTGGGACGGTCTTGTCACAACAATTGGTATGGGCGTTATACCTGCGTTGACAGATTTTATTGGTCAATTCCAAAATTCGATTTCGTCTGTTGGTTTATTGAGCGAGTATGTCGGACTTCTAAATGAGAAATTCGGCGAAGATAAAAATCCTATCGAATACGCGAAAGCAATCGGCGAAATAATGAACGTCGACCTCGCTTCTGCTGAAGGCATAGGAATCTTACAGGGCAAAATTGAAGATTTAGATCAAACATTACACGACGATGCTTACGCCGCTGGAGCCGCTGCTCAAGCGCACGACGAACTGGTTATGGCGATTTTTGACGAATCGAATTCATGGGCGGATTTTTCTGCAAGAATGGACGCTGCCGGTTTGAGTATGGGGATGCTGACAAAAGACATCTACGATCAAGAAAAAGCCGCCGTTGAAGCAGCCGACTCAATTAACAATACCAAAATAGTCCCTAAAATGGTTGAAATTGATGTCAACGATGGTCCTTCAAAAGAGAAGATAGAGCAACTTCGCCAGATGGGTATTGAGGATAAAGAGTTCACAGTAAAAGCCGAAGTTGATGACAGCGCAGTAAGACATTACACGCCACCCAACAAAACCGGCACTGTTACTTATTCACCTGTCAAAGGGGGATTATACGCCGCCGGTGGCGCAATTCACGCCGCCGCTTCAGGGTTAGCCGCATCGCTGTCTTCCTACTGGGTCGGTGAGCGTGGTCCAGAGCCGTTCTTCCCGGCGATAGACGGCAGGATCGTGAGCAACACGCAAGCGATGGCGGCCTTGCGGGGCGGTGCTGGAGCGAACGCGCGTGAGATAGCCAATGCCGTCAGGGACGGAGTGAGAGAAGCAATGAGAGACGAGCGGGGCGGCAACGTCTACAACCTGACCATGCCGACTTCCAGCAACCCGGCGGACGTGAGGACAGCGTTTGAATTAATGGAGGCGTGGGGCGCATAATGACAGCACCAGTTTTAGCACATAAGAAGTTTTATATCATCAAGCCGGCGGAGGGCACGAACCAGATCAAGAATCCGATATTCTCCCCGCCCGACCATGAGCAGGACTGGGTCGCATACGGCTCTGGCGTGACTATCGAAGAGACCGGAAGTGAACAACGTTTCGGCGCTTACTCCATGCAAGTCAATACCGCCACCGGTGTGTCAAGCAGCGCGATTTATTCTGGAATATCGGTTGAAAATGGATTGGATTACACCTTCTCATGCTATGTGAAGGGCACGGATGGGCAGGCTATGAGGCTTGTTATTGGCGATGCCGTCGGCAATGTAAAAGGGACTACCACCTTTACCGCGACGGGATACTGGCAGAGGCAGGAAGTCACGATAACTTCAGCTGAAACAGTTGACACTTATGTCGCTTACATTGCGCGTGACGCAACCGCTTCAAGCGATCCTTATTACGTTGACGGCGTGCAATTCGAGCAGGCTTCCGCAGCGACCACGCTCATTGAAGGCTATATGCCCGGCTGCCGCTGGGAAGGCTATGCCCGCAACTCAAGCTCCATCCGCTCCGCGCAATACCGCAAGGGCGGCGAGATTGTTGATCTATCTGACTATTGTGAGATTGTTCAGGTCACCGGCTTGGGTCACGGCGATTGGAACCAGATATTGACTAAGATGACTTCCGGCGGGGATATGTACCAAACGCACACCCGCAAGAGCCGTAACTTCTCGATTGTCGTTGACTTCACCGGAAACAGTTTGAGCGAGATTGAGACCAACCGCAAGGCTGTGATTGACCTTATCCGCCCTGACTTGCTGACCGGGCAAGAGATGATAGTACGCTATCAGGGCTTCGCGGCGAACGGCGATGAAGCGACCCACCCGGTTGACATCGTTTGCGTGCCCTTACCCGCCACTCTGGTTGATACGCCCGACCTGCCGAGCTACCAACGGGCGGTGCTGAACTTCACGATTCCGTCGGGCTTGCTTCAGGGCGCTTACAACGAGGGCAAGGAACTCAACCTTTATGCCGACTTTCCGGCTGAATACATTGTCAAGCGTGACCCTGACGGGAATTGGTGCGAGTTCAATTCTGGCACGGGCGATTACGATAGCTTGATTACGGGGCTGAATGACGCTGTCTATTGTATGGCTGAAGGTCCAGACGGGAAAATATATGTTGGAGGGGATTTTACTGCTGCCGGAGGCATAACCGATGCGGATTATCTGGCACGCTGGAATCCTGTAAGTGAAGCGTGGGAATCGGTTGTGACCGGAATTGCTCCCAATGTGATTAGCGACGATGTGAAGGCTATGGCATTTGACGCAAATGGGGACTTGTATATTGGAGGCAACTTTACAAATCTTGGGAGCACAAATGGTGACCACATCGCAAAAATTGACATAACTGCAGGTACTGCATCAGCACTTGGGACGGGTCTAACTTTTCCTATGATGGCTGGTGGCGTTTCTGATATTATCGTGTCACCAGATGGGGATGTTTATGTATGTGGCGATTTTTCTTCTGCCGGTGGAGTGCCAAACACGCTAAATATTGCAAAATGGGACGGGACAAGTTGGAGTGCGCTTTCTACAGGGCTTGGAAATGATGATGGTTATGGCATCGGCGTTAGGACACTTGCCTTTTCGCCTTCAGGGACTTTATATATTGGAGGCATTTTTACAAATGCAGATGGAACTAATGGCGATTACTTATGCTATTGGAATGGAACTTCATTTGTACGCATTGGAACAGTTGAATTAAATAGTTATGTATATAAAATCGTTTTCGACAACGCTGGGAGACTTATAGCCGCTGGGAATTTTACTAATGCAGGCGGTGCAGTTGACGCTGATTATATTGCTATGTGGAGTGGTAATTCATGGAGTTCATTGGGCAGTGGAGCCGACCGGCCTGTTTATAATCTGTCTATTGCCAACAATAAACTTTATGCTACTGGAAATTTTAATTCTATTGGTGGTATAACAACTGCCGACCGTATAGGCATTTGGTCAAATGGGACATGGCAACCTATAGACATAAACCTTCCTGGTACGTCACAAGGCGGCGAGGTATTACCCGCTTCAGACGGCTCGCTTTATGTCAGAGGATTATTCTCAACCACCTACGCAAGCGAGAACGCCAAAACTGGCATTGTGGCGCTCAACCTGAACGTGAGTTCAGCATCGGCGAACACATACCCATTCATGCAAGTCGCAGGGCCGGGCACGCTCAAAGCGATAACCAACTACTCGACCGGAAAATCTATCATGTTTGACGGGCTGACTTTGAACGCTGGGGAGTGGATTAACCTTCACTTCGACCCGCTCAACTTGCGATTCTACGGCGGTTGGTCGGGTAGGGGCAACCTGATGCGCTACATCGTGCCGGGTAGCGATTACGGTGACTTCTATTTGAAGCCGGGCAATAACTTGATTAGTTTGTTCTTCCCTGACTCTGATGAAAACTTAGGTTCAGGCGCGTTCATAAGCTGGACTCCTTTATTCTGGGGCATCGACGGGGCGCTGTTATGAGATACGAACTTGTCTGGTACACGCACGAGGGCGTAAGGAAGGGTGTAATTCAAGCGTTCAATAGCTTGGAGTACATCAAGACGCAGAACGCTATCGGCTCATTGGTAGTCAACTTACCGCGCGGTCTATTGCAATACGACCAGTTTAGCGTGGGGGATATTTTTGAAGTTTGGCGGGAAAAGAATGGCACGCTGGAACTGCAAAACGAGACCGCCTACTTTTTGCAAAACTGGGAGTTTTGGACGGACGGTGACGGCGCGGAGTATATCCAGCTGACAGCCTTTGACGCTAACTGGCTGCTCGATACGGCTATTGTCTACCATTACGCTGGTTCTGCTCAAGCCGAAATGACCGACTACCCTGACGACATGATGAAGGCTATCGTTGAAAATGAGTTAGGCACGACGGCGGGGACAAATAGAACGAAGGTATCTTGCGCGCCTGACTTGAGCGCGGGTGGAGCACAGATTACAAAAGCCTTTGCTTACCGGAACGTTTTGACAGTTATTCAAGAGATAGCAGAAGTGGCAAACGAAGCCGGTGTTTGGCTTGGCTTTGACGTGGTTAGAACAGCGCCGGGCACGTTTGAGTTCCGCACTTACACCGGACAAAGAGGGCAGGATCACGGAAGAGCGTCAGGCGATCCAAGACTTGTTGGCAGGCAATACGGCAACTTGAGCGAAGCGACTTTCGGCACTTACCACGCCGATGAACGAAACTGTATTTTAGTTGCAGGACAAGGGGAAGAAGACGCTCGCGTTCTTGTTGACCGAGTCAATAATTCCAGAATGTATGCAAGCAAATGGAACAGGCGTGAATACTTCAAGGACTCAAGAGATGATGCTACAACCGCCGCTTTGGAAGCCGACGGTGACGCGGCTCTGGACGAGTTCAGACCGAGACAAGTTCTTACCGGCACTTTGCACGACACGCCGGGTATGCAATACAACATCCACTACCAGTTTGGCGACATTCTAAGCGTGGAAGCCTTTGGCTATCACGTTGACTGCCACGTTGGAAGCGTGAGGGTGAGAGTGGATCAAGACGGCGGTGAGCAACTTGACGTGAGACTGAGAGGCGAGTTATGAACTTTGAAGAGAAGATAATTGAACGCTTGAA